TACTGGAACGCCACATGCTCCGTAACATGCGCTGCCATAGCCTGACCGATAGCTTGTGCAAACGGAGACTGTCCTACAAGCTCCCGTAGTTTCGGGTCTTGCATCGCTGCCATGTGTACACCTATGTGTGCTTCGTGGTCTTGATACTTAAACACTTTGACTGGCTCTTGCTTGAGCATCATCATGTTCTCTGTAACAGGATCGGCTGGCTTAATGTCATCAGGTAACTTAATAATGTCGGAAGCATCTTGGATTCCAAGGACTTCTAGCATCTGACGGTGCAGCTTACCCATGTCGTATAACTGTGGAGCCTGTTGAGAAAGCTGTAAAGCCGCCTGATACTGCATGATACGTTGAGCCATAGTAGCAGCATTTGGATCAGATACAGGTATAACGTCCACTCGTTTGTCAAAGTCTTCTGTTCTGTTGAAGTCTCCATCCATCTCGTAAGCATATTCTGCTGGCATATAGTCACGAACTATCTTTGCAAGCAGTCTTAACTCCTTCTTCATCGCGGCATGAAGGCGAGCCTGTACACCAGACATCACCTTCATAGACCGCTCAAGTAAAGCGAGAGTTGTACCCACTGGAGCCTGAGCATTCATATCGCCAACCTGTATATCGGCTACAGAGCCGATCCTTCGCCCTTCTTCGACAATGTTTCCAAGTAGAGAGTAGAGTACACCTGAAGGTTCTTTGTAAGGTATAAATGTAATTGAGTCGCGTATAGCACCCCCCGGTACGTCCACATCCCTAAATTCACCCGGCATGAGAGGTGTATCATCCCCTTTGATACGCATACCCCTAGCTTTAAGACCAGCAGGTAAATTCGATAGCGTACCAGCGTCAATAAGCTGACGAAGGATTGATGTCGCGGATTTAGCGAGACCCCCAATGAGGTGTATGAGGCCCGTGCCGTAGAAACCAAGCCCCGGTAAATATTTGTAATGAACGAAATGAGGCCGCTTTCGTTTCTTCTCGTCATCCTCGTACCAATTCTTTCTTATGGATAGTATTTCTTTTGAAGACTTCTCTATGGTAATAACGTAAGGTCTGGCTATACCGTCAGGATCATCAAGTTCCTCTGGCATATTCATATCGACATGCATCTCTAAAAGAGTATGTCTGTCATCGTCTTCCAGTACAGCACTCTCTCCATCTAACTCGTCATATTTCTCCTGTATATCAGAAAAGTCTGGGGCTGGATCAGGTATCTCTATGTCACGGTAAAACCCTGCAACCTGTAATGTTAATATCTCGTTCTTTGTCTTCTTCATAATATGCGTGTATCTTGGACACGTCATTAAATCCGTAGTACCGTAAGACGCTACGAAATCTTCAGAAGGTACGAACACCGCACAGGGTCTGTCCATCAAAGGATCATAATATATCTTCTTAAACGCAGAGCCAGCAAGTGGTAGCTTGAATAACATCTGCTCCAACTCATCACGATACTCTGTCATCTCCTCAGTCAGAAGATAGTTCATCTCTGTCTGTACCCGATCAGCCTGATCCATCTTCTCAGGAGTAAGTTTTCCCATAATCTTGGACTTAACAGGCCCAGATGCTGGATATAGTTCTCCCATAGCTTGAGCTTGAAACCTAACAACTGCTTCAGTTAGTACAGGATGAAAGACACCTGAAGCTCCAGCCCAAGGCTGTGACCGCTCTTCTATCTTCATTCCTAATAGGTCAAGACCCTTGACGTATGCTCTTGCCCAATCTGATCGGGACTCTCTATCAGAGTTAAAATCATCTAGAAGTTCAGAAGCCATAGACCGTAAATCGGCCTCATCTACAAAATCTGCTAAATTAGAATCGTGATCTGGCTCTGTAAGCTCTTCAACTGTTTCACCAGTAAAATCAATTACAACCCCACCATCGTCGGTTCCCATAGATACAGAGTCAGGATTTACTATTTCAACAGTAAGCTGTTCTTCAGAGGGATTACCCTCTATATCTAGATCAGCAGGAATCATGGGTTTCTCAATAGCCATATGCGCTCCATAAGCGTTTAATAGAAACAGTGTAGCAAAGTAATTGCATTTGGTCTAGTGGCGAGACAGACTAAGGGGGGATATAGCCCATCTCGCCGTAGGACATCGGGAGCTATGTCCTACATAAGCCTAACGAATACGTGAGGGTAAAACAATATGATTGAGGTTGTCACTGCAATATCTATGGCCTCAAGTGCGTTTTCAGCACTGAAGAAGGGTATGCAGGTAGGTAGGGACTTGCAGGATATGGGTAAGCAGCTTTCTCAGTGGGCTGGTGCGATGTCTGATCTGGATTTTCTTGAAACTAAAAACAAAAACCCTTCTGTTTTTCAAATACTAGGTGGTGGGGTAGAGAGTCAAGCGATGGAAATATTCGCGGCTCGCAAACGTGCCAACGCTATGAGAGCAGAATTAAAAGATTATATATCAGTAGTTTACGGGCCGTCACATTGGGAGGAACTTCTTCGTATAGAAGCCGAGATACGTGTGCAGAAGCGTGAAAACGAGTACCGTAGATTAGAAATAATTCAAAATATTAAAGAATGGGCCGCTGGAATTACGTTGTTTCTTATCCTAGTTGGTGCATTGTTTGGCTTTATATGGTTAGCTATGAATACGGGTTAATAATATTCTACAGGTCTTTGATATATAGGCTCATCATCTCTATCATCGGTGGGTAGTCGTATGAATCCCCCCTGTCTAAACCGTAAGAGTGCCATAACTGTGGAGTCAACAAGGTCATCATTTGACATAAACGGGAACCCTGCAACTTCTTCTACTACTTCTTCAGCCCATCGCTTCGGTGGAGTCCACACAAACCCACTGGCTATTATGTCCGACACACTATTGAGACGAGCCATCTTATCTCCAGTACCTCTATGTGGTGTATACTCCTGTACGGGTAACCCCATACGGCGCATCTCTTGGTATAATGCTGATCCCGAACTCTTTTTTTCTACGATAAACGCATCTGGCTCCCACTCTTCGTACTGCTCTAAAGCCAATCCTTTGAGTTCAGGAAACTCCAAACGCTCTTTTATGCTGTTAAGTAATATTATGTGGTGTGCGTTCTCTTTCTCGTTAAAAAACACCCCCCATGTTGTAAGGGCTGTATAGTCAGCGCGGTTATGTTTCTCTGCGGCAGCATCTAAAGACATGATTATGTAGTCACAGGGGGGTGGGTCATCTTCAGGCCACAACCTCCACCATTCCCGTTTGACTATAGATGCCTCTTCAGCCGTAGGGTTCTGTTGGTACTGCGAGTTCCATTGGAACGTAGGCATAGACGCTTTGGTACGTAGTAGAGCTTCTATATCAAAAAACTCAGGCCACAGGGGTTTCTGTATGGGTTTACCATCAGCGTCTTCACTATCTAGCAAAGCAGGGAACTCTATGATCTCATACTGATCAGACCCTTCGTTATTAACCATATCTGTCGTGACACGCCCTGTAAGGTCATCCATGTGCCAACGTGTCTGAATTATGGCAACTCTACCTCTAGGCATAAGACGAGTTCGCGCACCGAAGGTGAACCACTCGTATGCTTTCTCGAACACGCTGAAATTTCCGTTAATAACGTCTTGTTCTGAATGTGGGTCATCAACGAGCAAGAGGTCAGCACCCCTACCAGCAAGGGCAGAACCAATACCACACGCATAATACTCTCCCCCAAAGTTAGTATTCCACCGACCTGCCGACTTACTGTCTACAGCAAGAGCCACCTGTGGGAATATAGAAGCATACTCGTCTGTAGATATAAGGTTACGTACTTTACGCCCGAAATCTACCGCTAAATCCGTAGTGTGGGACACCATCATAACTTTTTTATTGGGGTTACGCCCTAAAAACCACGCTGGGTACATGATAGACACAAGTTGAGACTTACCGTGGCGTGGAGGTATGTTTACGCATATCCTATCCTTGTCCCCTGCCTCAATCGACATCAATTCGTCAGCCAATATGCGATGATGCCGTCCAACTATGTAGTCAGGCTGCATTCTTTTGCAAAATTCTATCAAATCATCGTTTGCGGCAGTATTTTTCTTGCGTGTAGATAGCTCATCAGCGATCTTTTCTATCTCTGCAAGCTCTTCCTGCGTATATCCATCCAAATTCTCCAGCATCTGTTGAATTTCCACTGGGGAGAAGCCAACATCAGCCGCAACATCGGCTAAAACAGGTTCAGTCATCCTTTAAACCAAACTCCTTGTCCAAATCTATCGCACTTGGGCCTAAAACAACAGCATCTTCCACTGGGTCTACTAGCTTTGCGAGCTTGGAACGGAGTCTGTCCTTCAAATCATCAGTAGACTGATGGGTTATGGTAACTTCTGTGCGTTCTGCAAACAAACCTACATCTGCAATCTTGCCTAATAGCTCTAATGCACGGATACGTACCTTCGCATCGGCATTTTCTGTCTCTTCGATGAGCTTATTTGTAACTAAATGTCGTACTTGCGTAGCACTCTCGACTACAGAGTGACCGAAATTTTTTAAAATCTGGTCTGTGAGGAGTAGTGTGGCTGGAGTCAGGGCTGCGGTACGGGTGGGGGTGGCCTTCTTAGAGGTTTTCTCAGGGTCAGCAGCGTATGACATAGCAAGTTTAGCGGATAT